TCAGGTGAGAAAGAGGTAACTGGGCTACCATCTCTAGTATATTTAGGTCCAGTATTGTATAAGTCTTTAGGGTCTAGGCTTTCTAATAACTCAATATTACTATCAAACTCAGCTTGTTCAAAGGCTTTTTGTTGTTGTGCGGTCATCAATGAACCGTCTGTATGTCTAGCCATTATCTTTCTCCTAATAGTTCAATGTCTTGTGCTGCTGCAATCAGTTTTAATACTGACGCTGTCGCAGCTGTTCCTAGCCGTGGTCTTCCACTCATTCTAATAACTCCAGCAATACGTTTAGCCCAAATAGGGTGTGTTAATAGTTTAGATAATACCGATGGTCCAATAGTATATGCAGCCAAGTCTCCAGCAAATTGCATTGCTGGAATACTACCTTGTATTGTGTTAAATATTAACCCAGCCTGACCAACAGTGACCATGAATGTTCCTGGCGACCTTGGAAGTTTCTGCATTGATTGCACACTGTTAAAAAATGTTTGCAGTCCATCACGCTGTTCTTTTGTAAATGCAGCCATTAGCTTCTTATTCTTATCAGAATGTGGCTTCAGCCAATCATCTAGTTTTCCTAATGAAATAGCATCAACATTGTTTTTAGAGGCAGGGATAATCGTATCTGCAATAATCTTTTGCATATAACCTTGTTGCATATCAACCCAAACATCGCCAAACTTAAATTCATCTTTTGTTCCTTTGGACAGTTGAGCCGCCTTTCTTAAAGCTGCCTTTGCCAACCTAATATCTTCAACATCAGAGTTATAAAGCTTCTTACCGATTGCTGAAGCGTTTTTCTGACCAAGTTTTACCATAAACTTATTACTAAAAGCTTCTTTGCCTTCTTTCCAGAAAGTGTTAGCCTCTCTCCAAGCAGCAATAAATTCAGGATTTTTAGTGTCTAAAGCACCTTTCTTAATCATTTCATCAGCCTTACTGCTTAACGACCCTATCATGCTAGAGTCTCCGCCTTGACCAATCTTCACTCCAGCCTTATTTTGAGCAATACGACCCTCTGCAAGAAGCTTGGTTCTATAGGCTTGAGCTTCTGCAAATGAGATAGTATCATCAAATTTCAAAATACCCTCTAACTCTGATTTACTCCAACTTCCTAAAGCACGCTGTTTAGTTCCAGATGTTTTTGCAAGCTCTTTTTTAGCGAACTCTTTTAAGGCTTTAGTTGATACAGGTAAAACTTCTTGCTCTACAAGACGTGTAGTTTTTCTGTTAAGCATCTTTCCAGAAGCGTCTAATATACCTATTGAAACTTCAGTTTCAACCAGTTTTTTCTTTATTAAAGGCTTATATAGAGCATCTAAATCAGTATAAAGTTTACCACCAACTTTGCTGTGAATTTTATTACCAACCTCTAATCCGTTTAAGAACAGAGTTCCGATACCTTCATCATCCAGAATCTTGGCAGATGTTAAGTTGAAATGGTTTATATAGGCAGTTGCATATTCACGGATAGCTTGTTTATTAATATTTCTTGCTTCTTGCATTGGTAATCCACCCCAAGAAGCCTCAACCAAGCCCTCGATAGTTTCAACAAGTCTATTATTGGTCATTTGAGACGCTGTTAAACTACCACCATGTTTAGCTATTTGCGCTTGAATCTCATCAATGCCTTCAATTTTATTAGGTCTAACAAATTTCCAAACTTCGCTGCCACCTTTGAAAAATGCACCACCAGCAAGTTCCCATAAAGCCTCTTCACCACCTGCAACCAATGCTCTTCCAAACTGCTCTTTATAAGTCTTTGGTGCTAATGTACTATCTACAGCTTTTTGATATTCTTGTTGAGCAAGGTCGCCAAAAAAAGCATACTTACCCGCACCCCAAGTAGCACCAGCAAGTTTTGCCTGCCAAGGTCCAGGAGTGTCTTTATAACCCTTTATTCCACCATAAATACTACCAGCCAAACGACCAGTATCTCTTTCAAAGAAACCAGGCTCTAGCTCATCCGCAATTTGCTCTTCTGTGCCAAATATTTCTTCTAATGAAGGAACGTCAGTAGGTGTTGGATTGTAGTTTCCATCGCTTCCAAATATTTCTTCTAATGAAGGCATTACTTACCTCCACTTATGAAAGCTTCAATTTGTGCATCTGAGTAACCCGCTTTTCTAGCTGCTTCAATTTTTGAAGCTAAATCATCGTTAAACACTTTTCTTCTTGAGTCATATTCATCTGTTACATTTTTATCATAACCAGCTCGAACTTTAGCTTTTTCAGCATCAACTCTAGCTCTCATTGATTCAATAAAATCAATCACAGCTGAGTCAGGTAAATATAGCCAGTTACCTGTTTTAATTTTTTCAAAAAGCTCTGTCTCACCCTTTGTTAGAACAGAACCAAATCTATCGTTTCTTAATTCACCGATTAGATTTTCCCACAATGAAGAAAGCTTATCGCCTTCAGCAGAACGAGTAAACTTTTCCCAAGAAGAGAATCCAGGAATATCCTTCCAAGTTCCATCAGTGTTTTTATACTTAGCCATTGCGTCTTCAATTCTTGAAATTGCGTGTTCAGCATTAGTTGCTTTTATTAAATCAGTAGATAAGCGCGTAACTTTCTTATCAAGAACTTCTTTTTTCTTTATTGAAGCTACACCCGTTTCTTGTGTATCTGGGAATTGAAAGTCAGTTCCTTCTCCTGAAAGACTCAAGTCAGATAGAATCGAGTTAAATACTGTTTTACCTGTGTCAACAGACCCCCACTCTCCAACAGAAACTGTTTTCTTAACTCTTGCCAACCAGTGTTTTCTTTGTAAAGGATTTAACGTGATACCAGATACTGACTCTAAATAAGCAAGAGAGTCTTCCAGCTTTTTAAGGTCAATACTCGCTGTAGTTGGAGACTTAGTCTTATCATCATATTGCAATATATCCATACCAATATCAAACAAACCTTCATCCATAAAGGCTTTGCCTAGAGTTTGTCTGTTTTCAGCATTGTCTAAATCCAGAGTACCGTATTGAGCAAACACCTTACCAATAGCCTTCTGTTTAGCTTGTTCAGGTGATTCAAAGCCCATGCCTTCCATAGCACCTCTACCTAGAGAAGAACCTGCCATACCAGCTGTAGCTACTTGCGCTCTACCTGGAGATAGTTGAGCATAATTAAAGGCGCTCGTCTCATCTTGAGTTGCTGCGCTTGTATCTGTATCGTAGATATTACCGAACATTGATTTTTTAGCCATTACTTACTCCTACTCCCAAAGATGTTTGACCAGTCTTCTGATGATAATCCAGAGTCTTTCCAAGCATCGATTTGACCTTGATACTTATTAGGACCTAAGTAATTGGTTACTTGCTTACCTAACCCACCCCAGAATGAAGCTGTTGTATCTGCCTGATTAGTAGCAGCATTTCTCATCCAGCCAGCACCTTGAGTTGCAGCACTACCTAGACCAGCACCAACATTCTTACCAAACTCAGCGTATTTCATAGGAAGCGTACCTAGCGTAACAGCGTTCTGAATATCACCCTGCTCACGTTGTCTCATATTATCGTAGTAATTCTGCGCTCTATCAAAGGCTGAAGCTTGTCTAGCTAAATTCTGCATACCTTGAGCTTCTGTTAATGCTTGTATTCGACCAGCACCACCTGTTGAACCAAACATACCTTGAGCTAATTCTCTGTTCTCTTGTTTAAGACGTTCTTGTGCTTGACCAGGGGCGTAAATTGCCTGTTCCTGCTCATAAAACTTCTTACCCATCTCGTAAGGAGAGCCTTCCATTTCAGCCTGTCTCATAGCTCCACGATTAGCTCTAGCTAACCAAGCGTAATACGGTGCTTGTAATGTAGGGTCTAATGACATTGTAGCTTGTCTAGTTTCAGGGTCGAAACTTGCTCCACCCATCATTCCAGATGTTCCCCAAGGAAGGGTTCGTTTATAGGCTAAGTCAGCAGCTTCTTTAGCTCCTGCTGTTTGTTGTTTAGCAGCACTCTTTGCGCCTAGTCCGCCTATTACTGCTCCTGCTATTTGTCCCCAGATTGCCATATTATTTCTCCTTTACCATCCACCAAAACCATCATCATCAGGGTTATCTGGGTCATTGCCCCAACCAGCACCACCATCTCCATCTGGCATATCTTCACCATAACCACCGTAACCCATATCATCACTAAACGAGTCTACAAAGTTTCCAAAACTATCTCTAGCATCACTGAACATACCATCAAACCCAGTAAACTGAGGGTATCTCGTAGGTGGTGCATTTGAAACTCCAGCTGTATCTCTTTGAGGCATCCAAGGGGCATTTACTTGTTGTCCTGAACCATTAACATAAGCACTAGTAGCTGTTTCACCAGGGAACTTACCACGCCCTGCCATATCAGTCCATCTATCAATAAAGCCTTGTTGTGTTTTAGGTGCGTTACCGTAGTGTTGTAACTCAGCAGCAGTAGCTTGACCACTAGCCCATCTATCAGCAGCTTCTTGAATATCAGCTCTAACTGTAGGACCTTGAGGCATCACAGGCTGTTGCATTTGTTGAGGTGGATACATACCTGGCTGTTGAAAACCTTGGAACATACCTGGATTGCCATAATTAAACGTAGGGCTGTTAGGCATATTACCACCTTGATACTGCCCTGGCATTCCAGAAGAAAGCCCGTCATTATTTGCCCAGTTCCAGGGTTGAGTAGGTACAAAGTCATCCCAGCCTCCACCTTGAGGCATCACTGCTGGTTGCGTTTGTTGAGGATAACCACCAAGCTGCTGTGCAAGATTAAGTTTATTAAGCCCCTGTATCCAGCTAGGATTATTACCCTGAGGACTGTTAGGTTGCCCCCTCCTTCTTGCGTCTGCAATTTCTTTAGGACCGTAGTGACGATAGTTAATAATTCCATTAGCATCGCGTGATAATCTGTACCGAATGTCTGAATCAGATGCACCAGCCCAATCGAACTCATTATCTGAAAGTCTCGTACTATTGCCTCGGAGTTCTTTCCACGGTAAGTTAGAATTAAACATTATACTTCTCCTTCTAATTGCTCGACTCTAGCAGTCAACTCTTGTATTGCTTTGATGAGTGGTGCTATGAATTGAGTATAGCCCATAGTTAAAACATCTTCCCCACCTTTAACTTTATGGTCTTGATAACCAGCGAACTCTACACCTAATTCATCCATTACCGATTTAACTTCCTGAGCAATAACACCTTGGTGAAACCTGATACCAGCATTTGAACCATCTGAAGGTATTAATGTTTTAGTACCATCTTCATTCTCAGTAAAGTAATCTTCTCTCATATCAAAACGATACTCTCTAGGCTGAATCTTATTAATAAAGTTTAGACCTAATGATGTATCTCTAACATCAATCTTATCTCTTGAGTCTGAACGTGAATTATAAGATGAAGCACCATATACTGTATCACCACTCCTACCTAGTTGTATTTGATTACTAGCTGAACACCCAGCAAAAGCACCTACACTAGCTGTTCTTGAATAGGTGGTCATAGCAGAACCTGACCAAGTGTTACGACCAGCATCTCTACCTAAAGCAGAGTTCTCAGAACCTGAAACAAGATTCTTTAGAGAGGCGTATCCCATAGCTACATTGTCTTCACCTGAAGTAATAGCAGCACCTGACCAATTACCTATCGCTGTGTTTTGCTTACCATCTAAAGTACCTGCAAGAGATGACCTTCCCACTGCGGTATTCTCAGTACCGCTTGTCAGTGCGGTCATAGCTTCTTTACCTATCGCTGTGTTCTGTGAACCAGAGGTCCTAGCATCATAAGCATCCCTACCAACAACAGTAGAAGTTGAATCACCTCCATTACCAATAGTGACTGAATTAACAGTTGAATCATTAGCTATAGTAGCTGTCGCAATAGCGAAGTTATCTGAAGCTGAACCACCATCATCTGCCTTGGAGTTAACTGCTGTTTGTACTGCTGTAAACTCAGTATTAAAGTCTGAACCTGAAACTACCTTAGCTGGGTCAGAGTCCGATAAAGCATCCTTACCACTCCAGCTTACTTGTATTGAATAATCACTCATCGTATCTTACCGCCTTTATATAATAATGTTAAGTCTTGTAATGAAGACACATAGCCAGCAGCGTTAGCAGACATCTCAATCTTCAAATGTTTAGCTGAACCACCTAGGTTCACGTTGTATTCTTTTAAACCCCAGAACGGGGCATATTTAGCAGCACCGAATAAAGTAGTAGAGCTACCCCACTTATAAGATGTACCGCCTGACGTTGGGTTTAATAAGAATGATACTGTGTTGAAAGGTAAGGTACTAAAGTCTTTATACCACTTCACTGATACCGTAGTACCCTCACCACCATCAATAACAGCCTTGAACTTCTTTAATATAGAAGCAATAGCACCGTTACCCAGGTCAATCCATACTGTTGAGAAGTTACTTATGTATTGAGCATTAGTATAAGTACCGCCTGAGATGTAATCTTTATCGTAATACCCTTCATACGTTGCCACGCTACCTTTCTTCTGACCTATTAACAAGTCCTTAGATTCCGTAAAGGCGTAACTAGTAGGTTGTCTATCATTAGTAAACGACCAGCTTGTAATACGGGGTGCTTTATTAGGTGTCAATACCTTAGTATCAAACACATAGGTATTACCAATGTCAACGAAAGTCATAATGTATAGACCTTCACCTTCATCATATACAGCCTTAATATCTGTATCTGAACGAATGTTAGAAGTGACTGCATCAGTTATGTTTGAAGACAGTTCAACCAATGGTAGTTTATCTAACTGAGATGTTCTGTGTAATGAACGTACACCAGTATTAGAACAGAAGTATAAATCATCACCAACTGATTGAACAGAATCTCTTGATACACAACCAACACCCCTGATAACTTCATCTAGTTCCATCGTAGTAGGTTCAGTAGGACCATTGTAGATAGCAATGTTATGCTTGCCAAAGATAACTAACTTACCGTAGAAAGGAGCTATGGCTACAATCTCATCAGTACCCCAAACAGTCTTTAAATCAATATATCCAGATGCACCTGTAGTCCAATTATCTCCTTGTAAAGTATCTGAGTAATATATTACATCTTTCTCTTCAGTAACACCACCTACCCAGTTCCTACCGTAGTAGCCTGAGCCGCAACTAGGGTCAAAGGTTGTAACCCCTGAGGGTTTAGTAGTTATTACTGCCCAAGAACTTGATGTATATTTAATAGGGGTATGACTATCTTGGAAGCCATATAATCCTTTATTAAAGTTTATAAATTGCCAATCAGAATCTGAACCAGTAGTAGCAAATGTACCAGTCCAAGGACTATCAGGTGTTGAGAAGTCAACAGTATAAATATTAGTACCTACAGCAGCAAATATCTTATTTGTTCCTGAATCCTTATGCTCAATTAATGAACCAATAGCGGATGATGTAGATAATACCTGTTGTTTAAGACCCTTTCTAAATGAAATCTTACCTGACTCTCTTAATACAATATTATCAGCAGCAGTCAACCACGTTGGGTCAAGAGTTGCTGGGTTAGATTGAGTATTTAACCCATTGATACCTAGATTATCTAGTGGTCTATATTGTATTTGAGCAGCCATCTTAGGTAACTACCCAGTCTGTTTCGTAATTAGTATGTCCTGAATCAATCATAATAGCTTGACTAATTGAATCAGCTGCTTCTTGTGCAACTATACTTGTTTGAGTACCACCATCTTCACCACGTTCAGCAATAGCTCTAGCCCAAGCACCTAAGACAACTGGCTTATAAGGGATTTTAACAACTGTACTAGCGGTAGTTAATTCATCTTGATATTTAACAACATCAAATGAGATAGTCTCTACTGAATCAGGCTTAGGCTCTAAGTCAACCTTTAAGTTATTAGAAGAGTCAGCTCCGTTAAAAGCATAGTATTGAGGATTACCAGAGTTCTCATTAGGGTATCTAGTAGAGTTCATATACTGCCTAGACACTTGAACAAGGTGTGTACCAACCGTTTGGTTGATAACGTCTAATACTTTTAGTTCTTGACCAGATGATAAGTTATAACTTCTAGTACCTGATACTGTAGCTATATCAACAGTCTCACGTAGTATTAACCAGTCATGATATGTTTCAATGTTACGCTTAGAGTCATTAATCAGTGAGGCAACAACCTTTTGATAATCAGTTACTGCTGTACTATCATTGATATTACCCGACCAATCGGTAGCAATGGTTTCTTCTCTCAACCTGATTAGGACTTCATTAATAAGTTCTCTAAAGGTCATAAGGTTCTCCGTTTGTTGGCATTATAATACAATTTATGTAGTTAAATCAACTACTTAGATTTCTTTTTCTTAGCAGGTGCTTTATTAGCAGGTGCTTTAGGCATTTCATATCTTAACATTCTCTTCTCCTATTTATTACAATTACAATCACATACTAATGTCTGTGGCTGTGCTTTCGTTACATCTTGAGCAGGAAACATCATCTTACTACCTGCTTGGTACATCTGCTGAGGCATATTAAAGAAGGCTATTGCTGTCATTGATACAAGCATAGCAATAAACAATATCAATCTACTCATCACTTCATCCTATGGTGAACATACACCCAAACTGGTACTTGTTCTGTACCTACATTAACCACCATAACCGAGCATATTAACAATAGCAATTACTGCGAATATACCGATTACCGCGAGAGTAGTCTTATTCATTGATTTAATCTTATTAATTAACCCTTCCATTACTCACTCCTTATCTTGTTCAAATATAACTTCTTTGTACTTGTTCTTAGCTTCGTTGTAGCCCCATCGTCTAGTTAGAAGAGGAACTAGGACATTAGTGATTAGTAGGAAAGCTATAAAACCAACTACCGACCACACAATTCCTTTCTCAAGTACATACGCCACTGCCTGTTCTTTATTCTCTATCTTATCAATACTCGGCTTATCGGGAATAATCTCATCATAAGCCATTGATGTAGCTAGGTTTGCTATGGCAGGTATAGGTCCTGCTACAACATAAGCGATACCTGTAGTAACACCAGTCTTACCTAAGTTCCTAAACTCAAGTGAGCTGCAACCTGATAAAGTAATCATTAGTATTAAGCCAATCTTAACCATTTCTTAACCATAATAATAAGTTTAGCAATCCAAGTAGCGTGGATGAATTGCCCTTTATCGTTCCTTGTTAAGTATTTCTTCATAACATCACATAATTAATAGGTAGATTCCAAGGGTCAAAAAGATAAATTCGATAATAACCATCAGTCAATAGCACCCATATCATTTTTCTCTATCTCTTAGAATAGTGTAAATCTGGTCTAGCATCTTTTCAATTTTATCAATTTGATGAGAATATTCCTCTCTGTGTACAAACTCTTTGTGTAAATTAATCTGACAAGTAGTCACTCTATCTTCAATATCTTTAACGGTCTTGTTAGTAGATTTCAACACAGCTATTAAGCCTGTAGAAATAACACTCACGAGTGCCAGAACAACATCGCTTAATTCCATTCATCAGACCTTAGTCAAGCTCACAAATGCAGGGTCAATCTTATCAGTAGGATTTGTAGACCAGTGCATCAGCATATTAATTTCTCTTGTATGTTCTTCTGTCTCCGTACCATAAGTAACAACAGCATCATCAGCAATCAAAGCAACTTTGCGTACTTCAGTGTATGGTGTAGCTTCATAGAGCATTACATCTTCCAGTGTAGTTAGAGCATTAACCTCTGCTTCCTTAGTAGCTTGTTCAGCGTAGATAGTTTCTGCAAACGCTTCAATCTCTGTTGGTACAGCCTTGCCACCTTTAGAAGCTCTTGACCAATACCAGTCAATACCACCTTGGATACTAGCCACCTGAGAGTTAATCGTATCAAGCATAGTTGTTTTTA